TGATTCTTGCTGATCAAACAATATTGACTCGAAGGAATCGGAACAGAAGCGGATTGATACAAGAAGAAAGCAGAAGGTGAAAATCTTCTGAAATCTCTTCTTGATCCGAAGCGTCCTTTGCGTCTTCTGAATGTGAACGGTGTTGAATTCACTCGCGTCAGCGCTTCCCCTTCTGGTTGACTCTATGCGTCAGGTGTCGTCGTGGATTGAAACAAATTCAGCGTCGATGAAACTTTCTAAAAATTGACAAAATGGAAATTCAATTTTCAGTCAATGGTCAAGTTCAGCTTTCACGAAATCTTCGCGTTTTCGTGACAAAGCTTTCGAATATGTCTGAATTTTATTCGGAAGCAATCGGTCTTGTCGCTGACAAATCTGACAGAATTTTCAGGAATGCAGGAAACAATGTCGAGAAATCCCCGACATGGAAAACTCTTGCGCCTTCAACACTTCGAGCGCGCGAAAAGCGTTGGTGATATTATAAAAACACACCGAAGAGTCCTTGAACTATGCGTTGGACCTGAAATCTTCAGGAAAACAGAACAATCAATGTCACCGACAAGCAGTGATCATTCACCTTCAATGCACCATATGCGACATTTCATCAGGAATGATGAAAGCGTCTTCCGAAGCGTGCGATTCTCGATGTCGACAACACAACAGGCGCAGAAATAGTCAGGTCAATGCAGAAGAAAATCAATCGCGACATATGAATTTCGTGACTGCAAGCGTAGAAAGAAAATAATTGTTTTTTGCTCTCTTCTTCATATCATTATTTCAAGCAAACACAGTCAGGTTCCTTCCTCTTGCTTATTTACTTATTTTTTGAAGGAAAATGAAAAATGTTATTTTAGCAATCAAGGGGCTTCTTGAAGCTTCTGTCGCAGACTCTGAATCACCTCTTTATTGAATAAAGAAGGTGTTTTTCGGTGATCCGATGATCATTCCAGAATCAGATCTTCCTGCAATAGCGATTCAACCTGTATCGACAGATTATGTCATGCGCGGTTCTCGCTACGATCAAAAACAACACACGGTTGAAGTTCGTCTTGTCTATAATCAAAAGCAATATTTCTGACAGAATCTTGCGACAGGCGTTTCAATCACAGCAGGTTCATTTTCCGTCAATTCAATGAGTTTCACAGCGACAGCGCACGGTCTTGCAGTCGGTGAAAGTGTTGTGATTTCTGGTGTTCTTCCTGAAGCATACAACGGAACATATTTGGTCGCAACTGTTCCTGACGCAAACACCTTCACAGTTTCAAAATCAGTCGATCCTTGAACCTTCGCGACAGGTGGAATCGTACAAAAAGCAACAAACGACAAAGTTTTCGCAATCGAAGACGCAATCAACAAAGTCGAATCTGTCAATTCTGACCATAGCACAGCAAGATTGTCTGTGTGTGGCAAGATCCAAAGCAATTCGTCGCTTCCTTATACAGTGGGGGCTGTCACAAGGAATGCAGCTGAAATTGCGCAAATTCGATCTGTCAGCTACACTTTGAGCGAGAACCGTTGATTCCCTTCTTTCGAAGTGGTGACAACCGTTGTCGCGACGGTGATTGGTGACAGATAATCCTTTATTTTTTCACTTTCTCTCTATGAGCAAAACAGTCAAACTGAAAAACGATTCAAACGAAAATCTTGCTTTTGCAGGTTTTCCGATGATCGGACCGAATCAGACTTTCGAAGCAACTGAACAAGACGCTGAAATTCTTTTGCGAAATAGCAATGTCAAACTTGCTGAACCTGCAAAAGAAGAAAAGTCTGAAAGAAAAGTTCGCGGTGTCGAATAATTATTCTATTTTTTACCTTTCAATTTTATGGCTTCAACACGCCTTTCATATCTCGCAATCAAGCGAGAATCAACCGCAGCACTCGCAGTCAAACCTTCACACTTCCTTCGATTCAAAGACGGTGATGTGATGTTCAAGCAAGATATCATCGCAAACAACCCGATTCAAAATAATCGTTGGAATGCGTTGAATGCAGTCAAAGGAAAAGCAACAGCAGAATGAACATACAATGTCGATCTTGACGCGAATGAATGTGTTCACTTTCTCGCGCCTGCTCTCGGTGGTCTTGCGACAACTGATGTTTCTTCAAATACTTCAGCATATCGTCACGACATAACAGTCGCGAACACTCTTCCGACAGTTTCAATCGAACAAGGAAAAGGCAACCTGACAGACACTTCGAACAACTATCAAAATTTCGTTGTTCATCGTGCATATGGTGTCATGATTGATTCATTCACACTTTCAGGATCAGACGGAATCTTGAATCTTGCAGTCAGTGTCAAAGCACACGGTCTTTTGATGAAAAGAAATCTTGTTTCTGATATCGCTTCAGGTTCAACAAAGGTTCTTTCACTCGATTCAGCTGAAGGTTTTGTTTCTGGTGATTCTGTCTTGACTTATGACGAAACACCACACAGCGAAGTCGACACTTTGACCGCAATTTCTATTGCGAACAAGACAGTTTCAATCGCAACACTCTCAAATTCATATACTGTCGCAAACAAAGCGAAGGTTGAACTTCAACCGCAGTCACCTTCCTATGGAACCGCTGCAAAAGTGTTTTCATTCATTCATGCTCGATTTCAGTTCGGTGCAGATCTCACTGCAGCCGCTTCAGCTTCTCTTGAAAATATTGAAGACTGGGAACTGACATTCATGAACAATCTTGAAGAGCGTCACGGATCACTTCGCGAAACACCTTCTGTCATAGCACCGAAAGGCGCAAAGGCAACTTTCAAATATACAAAGTATTTTGAAAATTCTGTCGAGCGTGACAGATACTTGAATCAGACAAAGCGCACAGGAATCCTGACAATCACAAATGATGAAATCATTTCTGCAGGTGACACGAACAATTCAAAATATAAGATTTTGATTCAGATGTCAGATGTCAGATTTACTTCTGAAGAAATGCCGACAGGAACAGACGAACTGTATGCAATCAGCGTCGAAGCTGAATGCTACTATGACACCTCTGACGGTCAAGCAATTCAGATCAAGGTCACGAATGCAAAAGCAGGCACAGAATACACAGCGTAATTCACAAAAGGTTTTCGGGCTTTCCTTCATAAAAGCTTCACTTATTTTTTTATTTTTACACTATGTCAGGAACAAAGAAAATCGAGTTCAACCTTGATTCGCGTCAGACAAAATCCGTTGAACTTCCTTCATTCCCTTGAAGCGAAGTCATTGTCTATCCTTCACTTTTGGTCAGTGATCAGAGAGAAATCGAAGGCAAGTTCAAAGGACCTGACAACAAGGTTGACGAATCAAAGATTCAAGATTTCAGTCTCGCACTTTTGGTCAAGTCAATCAAGTCGTGGAATTTCACGAAAGACGGTCAAGATCTCGAAATCACAGCTGAAATTCTTCAAAGCTTTCCTTCGATTGATTTTCTTGTTCTCAATGAAGCAATCACAGGCAAGAAATTGACGCACAAGAATGACGCAGGTGACCTTGTTGCAGGTGCAGGTGATGATTCTGACAGTAAAAAAAAATAATCGCAAAGAACAAGGTTTTTGACGCATTGATTCAGTGAAAAGGATTCACAGCGACAAATGAAGATGAAGCAGACGCGGTTGCAAGATACTTTGATCTGACTCTTGCGAAGGAATACGGTTGGACACAGACGGACATTCTTCACAGGACGACACAAGATTTCTACAATGACGCGGTTCTGAAAATGCAAAAGGAAGCATTCTTCAATCAAAAGGAAGCAGAAAAAAGGAAAAACAGTAAATAATTTTCTATTATGGCAACAAACAAAGTCGAATTCATAATTTCTGCAAAAGATGAAGCAAGTCAGGTCATAAAAAATGTTGATCAGAATGCGCAACAGATGTCGTGAAGCGTTTCAAAAAGCTTCAACAATCTTGTGTGACCTTCTGCAGCATTTCTTTGAGTTTTGACCGCTGTCGGTGCGTGAATGGTTGTTCTTTGAAAAAATGGTTTGACTGCTGCTGCTGATCTCGAGACTGCTGAAATTGGTTTGACGACACTTCTGAAATCTGCTGATGAAGCAGGAAAGACAGTCGCGCGAATCAAGGAAGAAGCGTCAAGAACACCTTTCGAACTTGTCGGACTCTCGCAAGCTGTTCAACTTTTGGCTTCAGTGACGAAAGACGGAAACAAAGCGATTGATGTTGTTCTTGATGTCGGTGAAGGTCTTGCAGCAATGGGAAAATGACAAGCTGAACTTGACCGAATCATCGTGAATCTTCAGCAAATCGCAGCTGTCGGAAAAGCTTCAATGCTCGATATCAAACAATTTGCGTTCGCGGGTATTCCGATTTTTGAAATGTTGCAAGAGCAGACTTGATTGTATGGTGAAGAACTCGGTGATCTGATCACCGACGGTGGCGTCACTTTTGACATGCTGACAACAATGTTCGACAAAGCAAATGATGAATGATGAAAGTTTTTCAACGCATACAAAAATCAAGCGTGATCATTCAATCAATCCCTTTCGAACATGAAAGATTCAGTCACTATTTTTCTTTCTGAATTGGTCAAGCAAACAGGCGTCTTTGACCTTATGAAAAGAGTTTTCATGACGGTCACCGAATCACTTCCGAAACTGATGTCTGCAATGCAGTGACTCGCGCAGACTCTGAAAGAAAATCCGAACATTGTTCTTTGAATCGCGACAGCAATCACTGCAATGCTTGTTCCTGCTCTCTATGCAGCCGCTGTTGCTGCTCTTCCTTTTATCATCGCAGCAGGTCAACTGATTTTGATTTCAGCTGCTGTCGGTGCTGCAGTCTATCTTCTCGCGGAAGCTTGGACGAATAATTTTCTTTGAATACAAACTGCAACAATGGCGGTCTTCAATGCAATCAAAGCGATTGTCGAAGCGTTCATTCCTATATTCAAAGGCGTCTGGGATATGCTCGCAGGATATTTTCAAATGACTTTCTGATCTATTATCGGAATTTTCAAAGCATTCTTTCAGCTTTTATCAGGTGACAGCGCGTGAGCGTGGGAAACAATCAAACAAGTCTATGTCAACGCGTGGGAATGAATCATTCGTTTTTTTGGTGGTCTTGGCGCTGTTCTCGGTTGAATATTCTCGCTTCTCTGGGAAGGTATCAAATACGGTGCGGAATTGGCTTGGAATGCAATCATCGAAGTTCTGAAGCTTGCTGTCACTGGTTTGACGCTTGTCATTGTCGGGTGGGTTGACCTGATCATGACAACCTTCAAGGCGTTCTGGGCGCTTCTCACTGGTGACTGGAAAGGCGCGTTGAATATCCTTTCTGGTTTGTGGTGAGGTGTCTTTGAAAAAATCAAACAAATCGGAATGACTATTTTGACAGAAATCGGAACATTCATAATCAAGAAAATTGTTGATCTGGTCAACTGGTTCACGAATGACGGTCAGCGTTCATTCACAGAATGATTCGCTGCAATGATCTGATGAATCGCGAATGTCGCGAAGAATGTCTTCAATGGTGTGATCGGAACAATCGAAAGCTTCATAAATTATGCAATCAACGGTTTGAATCAGCTGATTCGCGCTTCAAACAAAGTGAATCCGCTTTTTCAGATTCCGACAGTTTCACCGATTGCAATTCCGCGATTCGCACACGGTGGTCTTGTCTGAATGGCTGAAGGTGGCGTCGTATCGGGTGCAGCTTGAATCGACAAGGTTCCTGCAATGCTTTCTGCAGGCGAGATTGTTTTGAACGCAGCACAACAGCAAAATGTCGGAAGACAGATCAAAGGCAACTGAATGACAATTCAGGTTGTTGTTGAATGAAACAATTTCTATTGAGACGATGAAAATTTCGCACAGAAGATCGGGAAGACGATTCTTGAAGATTTCAAACTTCACACTTCTTTTCCTTCTTTCAGTTCATAACATAAAAAGAAAATGCAAGTCTTCGCAAACAACATTGATGTCACAGCTTATGTTTCGAAGAATTCGATTCGGATCACGGAACAATTGAACAACAGGTCAAACACCTGTTCATTTACGGTTGATTCATACAATATTTCTGAAGGTCTGAAAATTGAAGTGTTCGAAACTTTTGTTTTGCGAGCGCAGGCGAGTTCATGACAAGCGGTCCTGAATGTCAGCGACACTTTCGAATTCGAAAACAAATTCAAAGCAGGCGATGAAATTCTTCTTCGCATAAAAGAAGCAAGCGAAGTGTTTGTCACAATCCTTTCTGTCGATCACACAGCAAAGACAATCACTTTGACTGCAAACCTGACTGCAACAATCCCTGTCGGTTCACAATGCTGACGGATTGTTTTTTCAGGTGTGACACAAAAAAATCCGAATCAAGAAATCTGAACTTCTGGTTCCTTTTCCTATAAAATCACCGCGACGGACTGGACGAAAATATTCGACGCAAAAAACATTGCTGACACTTTCGAAGATCAGTATTCTCGCGAAATGATCGGGCGCGTTCTCTATGGATTCGTTGCGAATGACACAGAAACAAACCTTGATCTGTTCGAATCAGCTTGGACTGAATCGGGTGTTGCTCTCGCGATGACAGCTGACAGCACTGACAGGATTCAAGGCACGAATTCAATGCAGACAGGAACAACAGGCGCCTGAACTGCAACTTGGACGAAAGCAATTTCTTCTGTCGATATTTCAGCGATGACAAGAATCAGATTCTGGTTCAAGATTTCAGACAGCTATTGATCAAAGGTGACTTCATTGAAATTCCGCGTCGGTTCTGACTCTTCGAATTATTATGAATATTCGACAGCGTGGGTTTGAGTCAACAATGAAGACTGTTGGAATTTTGACAGCTTCGATATAGCGCGCGCGACAGTCGTCGGAACACCTGTTGAAACTGCGATTGATTGGCTTCAGATTGAAGTCGTGGCAAGCGCTACAATTCCGACAGGGAATCTTCACTTCGATCATGCGCTGACTTCTTCAGGTGGTTTCACAATCAAGAATGTGATTCGTGGTGATCAGAAATTCACTGATGTTCGTGTTCAATATAAAAAACCGACGGTCTTTGTTGAAAACATTTCGAAGCTTCAAAATTTCTTCTGGTTCATTGACTATGAAAGGAATATTCATTTTTTCAAAAGTGACGCAACGCCTGCACCTTTTTCACTGACAGATTCTTCTGAAAATTATGATGACTTGAATGTCACAACAGACATTTCACAAGTCAAGAACCGTCAAACCGTTCGCGGTTGAATCGCGGTTGATTCGAACCTATACACACAGGACGAAATCACAGATTGAGAAACTGAATCATGGCGTCTCGATTATCCTGCGAAGACTTTGCGAATCTATGTCGACACGACAGGAACATGATCGAGTTTTGTCGAAAAAACAGTCGGTGTTGAAAACCTTGATGATCCTGCAAGTTTTGATTATTTGTTCAACTTCAGTGAAAAAGTTGTTCGAAAATCAGTTGCAACAACACCGCCTTTGTGATCAATCTTCCGTCGCACTTATTATCCATACAAACCGATTCGCGTCAGAGTGATCAATCAAGTTTCTGTCGACGCTATGAAGCTTCTTCTGTGAGGTGACGGAATCTTCGACGGTGCAGTGATCAACGACAGTTCAATTCGCACCTTTGCTGAAGCAAGAACGCGCGGAAGAGCAGAAATTGACGCATATAAAAATCCTATAATCACAGCAGATTTCGTCACACAAAAAGACGGTCTGAAAGCAGGTCAGGTCATTCGTATCACTGACAGTTCTCGCTGAATCGACACTGACTTTCTGATTCAGAGCATTTCGAAATCATCGCGAAACGATGACCGTTGGACATACAAAGTCACTTGCGGTTCGACGATGTTCGGATTGATTGAATTCTTTCAGCTTCTTCTTGCGCAAGCAGGAAAATTTGAAGTCGATATTTCTGAAATTGTCGATGTGGTCCTGAATCAAGACGAAACAATCACCTTCACACCTTCTGTCAGCTATACACACAAGACAGCACCATTCAAGGCAACTTCGAACCTGAAAAAATGGTTTGATTTCGTCGCTGAATCAGGAACCTTCACAACTTCATGACTGATGACAAGCAGCGCTTGAAATACAGGTTGGTCAATGATTGAATCAGGAACAGAAGTCGCAACAGTCGAATTCGACGCTTCTGCGCGATATAACGCAGGAAAAGCACTGAAGATGACAACAACAGTCGGTTGATCTGGTCAAACACTGACGGTCACAAACTTTGTCAGAATCCCTGCGACACCTTCTGCAAATTATGCGCTTTCTGCTTGGATAGAAATTTTGACTGCGCTGACTGGTTCGGGTGGCTTCTCGATCAATGTGAAAGAATATGCAGCATTGACAGGTGGTTCAGCTCTCGCGACAACTTCAATTATTGCTTCAACAAAAACTGTTCGTGACTATAATCGAGCAAGACAGACTTTCACGACGAATGCGTCAACAGGATTCATCGAGATTGAATTGAAAATTGACAATGCTGTTTGAACTGTTTCTGTCGGTGAATTGTTTCTTGAAGATCTTTCAACCGAATCAACTTCACTTCCTGCGGTTGCGAGCTTTTCCGAAACAATATAATTCCATAATCAAAAAAATATGAATTCAAAAATCGACAAGACAATCAACACCGCGACAAACTACAAACTGACAAAAGCAACTGATGAAGTTCTTGCGAAGATCTTCGCGGAAAAAATGTGAGAACCGAATCACTTCAAGTTTCTTGACTGGCGCGGAAGACTTTTGAAATACGCACAGAAAAAGATTCCTGAATTGCTTCGAGACTACAAAGGACCGCTTCTGAATCAGATGACTGTCTGGGAAGGTCACAATATTGTTCCGCTGATTCTTCGAAGCGAATTTGCTTCACTGATATCATGAACAACGGTCACACCGACATTCAAAGCGAATTATATGGCTGTTTGAACTGGATCGACAACGCCTGCAAACTCTGACACACAGCTTGTTGCAGAAACTCTTCGCGCAACATTCGAAAACAGATTTTCTGTCGATAATGTTGCATATCTCGACAAGTTCTTCACTTCTGCACAGGTTTGATGAACAACAATTTCTGAACTCGGAATTTTTGTTGATTGAACCGCGTCTGCAAACACTGGATATTTGCTTTCGAGAATTCTCGCGAATGAAGTCATGGCTGCAACAGAGACGCTCACCGTAAACGCCACCGTCACAATAGCATAATTGTATTTTTTGCATTTTCTTATATTCTTATTTTATGCCGCGAAATAATTCAACAAACTGGTCAACAGGTGACAATATTTCTGCAACAAGATTGCAGCAAATCAATGCTGACCTTGATAATCTTTATTCAGAAGGTTCGGACCGTTTGAAAGTGTATGCTTCAACAGGTTTGGATATTATCATCGGTGCAGGTGTTTACAAAGTCTGATCGAATGAATGACAATATGCAGGCGGTACTGAGACAGTCACAGATGACGAGACAAACTATATCATGATTGACAATGCAGGCGTCATTCAACAATCAATTGTGACTTGGAATGCGGACTATGCAAAACTTGCAGTCGTCATCGCTGCTTGATGAGTTATTACAAGCGTTGTCTGATGGCGAAATGATATCATTGGTTGACCGTCTTGAGAAACTGACAAGACTATTTTTGCGCATACTGCAGGCGAGGATATAACACAATGAGAAGCTGTCTATGTTTCAGACGGAAGCGGTTGAAGAACTTCAGGTCGTGTGTATAAAGCTTCTGCAGATACTTCAACTTATGCTGACGCTTCAGAATTCGAAGGTTTTGCAACGCAAACAATAACGACAGGGAATTCAATCAAAATTTCAAATTCAGGAAACGATTCGAATCAATCATGATTGACCGTCGGTGCTGACTACTTCCTGACGAATACTGCAGGAACAATATGATTGACACCTTGAAAAAATATAGTTCAAGTTTGAAGAGCTATTTCAGCAACGGTGATTCATATTGCATGCAATATTCAGAAGATAGATAAAACGAAATATTTGTCTTGGGTAGGCGAAGCAGTCACACAAGGTGATTGTCTTGCGATTCATAAGATGTGACTTGCAGCAGATGCAACAACACTGAACTGGATCGGTGACGCTGCTGCACAAACGAAAGTCGCCTTTTGTGTTATAGGAAACGGAATTTCAACTTCAAGCTTGATTGCAATAATGCGAAAACAAAATACGCCTGCTGACAACTGTGTCGTGAGAATTGAGACTGACAATTCGAATGCTCCTTCTGGTACACTGGCAGACGCGAACGCGACAGTGACAGTTGCATGAACCGTCTTCAATACAGTCGCAGCGAACTATACATTCACTTTCCCGTGATCATTCACACTTACAGACAAAACAAAATATTGGGTAGTTTTCTCTCGAAGCGGTGCGATTGACGCGACGAATCGTTTTCAGGTCAGTTCCGCTGATCTGGGAAACTCTTCAATATTTCATTGATCAAAATGGGACGGTTCTGTGTGGACTGCTGATACTACGAAAAATCTTTATTTTCAGAATTTGTGAGCATACAGAAAGGCAATATGAAAATCGAATTCAAGCTGAAAACAGCGATTCTGCTGATTCGCAGATTATACAGCTGCTGCATACGCAAATATTGAATTTACTACTTCAGGTATTTTCAATAAATTATCATGATTGAATGAAGGTGATCCCTATTTTATGGCTTCTGCTGTCAGCTGAACAATCGGAACTTTGGCATGATCATGAACTGCATTCAGGTTGTGAATAGCACTGTCAGCGACAGAACTTTTCATCTGACCGCAACTTTCTTCATACAGTATATAATATTTTTTTATGAACTACATTGCTTCTGTATTCACAAACAATTCCGTCGTTCTTGGTGTCGATTACTCGAACAATCATGAATGTATATGAACATTCTTCCCTACAGAAGAAGAAATTGTTCTGATCAATCTCTGATATGATTATGACATAAAAACATGAACATTCTCGAAGTGAGAAAGAGCTATTGAGCTTGAGACAGAACAAAAAATGAAAA